CAGGGTCTGCTTTGCTGCCAAACAAGGGCTGGAACTGCACTGAATTTAATATCATGTTGTCAGATATCATTTTATAATTTTGCAATCCTACATAAGCAGTGGTCAAATCATCAATTGTGGGGGCCGACGGCAATGGTACTGTACCTGTTGAATCATACAACCAATTGGTATAGGCAGTATAGTAGGCATTGGTAGCAATATATATGTCAATGATATTAGTTGATCCAGGATCTATCCTGCTGGTCAATGGTGAATTGTGTCTGTATTGGAAATACAAACTCTGACGCCCAGTATAGGCAATATAAGTTGAATTTACTACTAACACAGTGTTACCAGCAGTGTTAACAGTTAGCGTGTAAAATACCTGATCTTGATAGGCATAAAACACTTGACCAAGATTGTACTGTGACATAGCTAGTTCAATCGCTCCAACTGTGGCATAATCACTGTTGACTGTGCCCGGCGCGACCAACAAATATCTTTGTAGATTGTCAAAATCAACTGTTTGTTGTAAGAATACCAATTTGTGGTTAGGGTTAACCGCAGGAGCAACTATATCATTGAAGAAATCTGGGTTAATTGGTATCAGATCGCCGGGTGTGGTAGCAAAACTAACCAGTACTTGAAAGTCATCAACTAGGCCATCACTTAACACAGGTTGATCAATGATGGTCAAAATATTGTCTCCTGCCAATGGATAATTGCTGTCAGGTTGACTATTGACCTTTAATACATTCACATAGTCTCTTACCACAGTGCCTGTGCGTGAATCATAGATTGGTTGATTGGTATAAAAGAAAAATCTTGTGTCTATAACACTGGCAAAATAATAATCCAGGCTTCTTGAAACTACTGTGTAGTTGGCTAGACCAGGTGCAGTAGTAGTGCATTGTATCAGCCAAGAAGCGTCACTATTGGTACCGGCAGTGCTCTGTTGATTGGCCAAACTGAATGTAGCATTAGCAGCCAGATTGTTGGCAGTTATGATATACCATGTGGCAGTTATGTTGTTGTAACCAATGCCAAAGTTTTGATTTAGATAGATCTGATTCACAATACTTTGACGAACGCTTACAGGGATATCTGTTACAAAAACAGGAATAACTTGAGTAGGTATAGCACCAGTGGGTACAAAATTATTCAACACAACTGGACCCACACCCGATGGTAAATTGCCGTAGCCATTGGCAGTGCCAGCAAGATACACAGCAGTGGGACTGGCCCAGATAGATAATTTATCTCCTGCTTGGCCTGGCGAACCTACCACCAGCTGATTTTCAGCGTTGAAGTAATAACCACTGGGCGGAACAAATTTAACCAAACTACTTTCAGTTATGTACTTGGCATTGTTACTGGCATAAGTCCCAATGGGTACTGGAACTCCTGCAGAATTTTGAAAATATCCAGTGGTTTCATTTGTAATTACTGTGCTTTGATGCCAGGTATAATTTAATACTGACAAGTCAGGACGAGTAAAGTTGGCATAATAAAATTGTTGTAGTCCAGCTTTTAGCAACAACGGACTGATTTGATTATAAACCACGTCGGAAATATCTGGAATAGTCAACCACGAAAATTGAAATGCTGGTAATGTGTTTGCTTCATATAGTGCGCCATCAGCCGCAAATATATTTGTGCTGGAATATTTTCCAGTACCGTCAACAAGATCAAGATACCGACTGGTACCAATGCTTGCACGATTTAGTGCCTTGCTTTTTAAAATACTGTTGTATTGTGTAAACGGAAAATTTGTGTAGTCTTCACCGTTGACCATGCGATTTTGTGTGTAGTACTGTGCAGGTGCCCGTTGTTTGATTTGTTGTAGAGTTTCACGAGCCTGTGCATTGGTCACAGGAGTGGTGATACCACAAGTAAATGTTATGGTTTCAATCTGATTGGTACGGCTAACATAACTGATTGGAATGCTGACACTTTGCATTTCCTCTGGGTTGATGATATAAGTCAATCCATTGCTGGCACGTACATATGTACGGAATGTGCCCACTGGTATGGTGCTGAATATGCCATCACCAAAGTTTAATATAATTTGATCGTTGGTAGCACTGGTTATACTGTAGATGTCTCTTGTACCCGGTGCCAATTGTTCAATGGCCGCTGCATAAACACTCTGTACAATTTGCCAGTAACTGGTTATGTTTCCTACGTTGTCTAACTGATACAACCATACATCAGTGTTGTTGATACCTTCGATATTGATATTAACCTGACGATTAGCAATGCGTTCTGGCAGATTAAAGTCTTGATTTTGCAACACACCTTGTTTAAAATAGAAGAAAAATCCTGTGTTAGCACTTGAGAATCCCAATTGATCATTTCTAAACAACACATTGAATTGTCCATTGGGCAAAGGAGGCGGTTCGTAAATGTAGTTTTGACCACTGCTGGTAGCATTAACTGCTTCAAATGGCATGTTGATGCCATCAATGGTTGCGGTATAAGGTATCACAGGAATATAGCCTGGCACCAAATTTATAGTGTACTCCTGAGTGTCAACTCCCAGTATAACCTGATCATTTCCTGGCTTGCCGAAACGCTGGGTGTTGACTAATGCTGCATTCACAATACTGGTAAATTGTTCTTGCCAGTTGAGATTACTGGGATCAGCCCAGTTTACTGTGATATTGGCCAGGTTAACCCCGTTGTAATCTTGCACATTTTCTGTAGTTTTGACGCTGAATACTTTGAGGTATCCTGACGCTTCGGTGTTACGCAACGGCGAATAGCTGACCAAATTGGCCAATTTGATCACACTGTCTCGGCGTTCTGCAGTGTCTAAATAGTTTTCACGTGTGTTCAGGTCAGATCTAAATGCAAGACTTTGGCCCATAAAAGCCATGACGTCTAACAAGGCAATAAATTCTGATGATTCAATGTAGTCATTAAATGTTTCTGGATAATACAAACGCAGATAGTCCACAAAACTCTTGCGTAAGGTTTCAAAATCATAACTTTGAAAGTCAGCTTCTCGGTAGGTCTGATAGATTCGTTTCCAATCTTCAACTCCAAATATTGCTGTCTGTCTCGTAGTTGTGGCCATGCTTCTTCCTGTTTTTATTATTTATGGGAAAAATAAACTGCGCAGTTAAACGTAACTGGCAACACCCTGACCTTGATCAAAAAATATTGCCAGCAATTGAGCATCTTGTCCAGCTACTGTTTTTAGTGCGAGTTGTATCAACAAACCATTTTGTTGCGGAAATACCTGTAGCGAGTCAACATACACTCTGGGATCTCCAGCAACAACTCGTTGAATTTCGTTATAGATACTGGCCAATGTTTCTTGTGTTTGATTTTCAAACAAGTTATTCCAGAGTGTGGTACCAAAACTGGGACGCCCCACCAGCTGACCTTGCCTGATGTTAAAAGCATTCAGAAGGTCTATTTTGATCAGGTCAAAATCAACCACAGTAAATTTTTTATACTGATTGATAGTGTTGAATCCAATGAATGTGGCCATGATGTATTTACCCGAAGAAATTACTCACTGCACTACCAATATCTGTAGACGCAGTGTTTATTGCAGAGTTGATTGCAGATGTAGCTTGACCTTGTAGGCCCGCCAGCACGTTCTGTGCTTGAGTAATATTTGTAGCAGCTGACTGTGATTTAGCAGTTGGCAATGAGTAAATTGGCGTAGGAATCTTGTTGTTGCCAAGAATTTTTACTACCGCGGTATCCACGGTAGAACGATTCACAGTATTACTGAATCCTGCGGCTTGTTTGGTTTGCCCAGCTAGGCCACCGCCTCCCATAAATGCTCCAACCACACTACCCAATCCTGGTATACTGCTTAGTGAACTCAACGAACTCAATGATCCGCCGCCAAGTATTCCTCCTAAACTGTTTAACACAGTAGGAGCCAAAGAAGTGCTACCACTGAAAATAGCAGTTCCGACTTGTATGGCTGTGTTGAGATTTTTTGCATCGTTACCGCTGATACCCAGTGCTTTTTCTGCTACACCAAGTACTGCAGGATTAGATAATAGACTACTAGGATCAAAGTTTGTGATTGCATCACTGAGATTAGATCCTGCATTTTCAACAAAACTTGTTACTTTGTCAGCAGTAGCACTGATACTATCGCTGATGTTAGTGGTCAAATTATCAATAGCTGAACCTGGATCCGACACCAAACTTGCAAAGTCAGAACTTTTTCCAAGATTAGCAATTTGATCTCCAACTGTAGTATTGCCATTTATTATATTGGTCACAGCAGAGTTAATACTATTGGTCACAGAATTAGTAACTTGATTTATGGTTTTATTAATATAACCATTGACTACCTGCGATGCCACATTGTTTCCTAATGTTGAAGTGACGTAATTATCTACTGCTATTGTGCCAAATTTACTAGCAGTGGATATTAATCCCGCAGTGGT